GTCTTGCAATACCTCACGGTTTTCATCGCCACTATCCCACCAAGCGTCAATACCTGCTTCTTTTGCCATCATCAAAATGTCATCGCGTGTCATACATTCCTCCATGTAACACCAACCACGCCTAGGCAGTCCCAAGGCGTTACGGGTGTTTTACGTTGCGTTAGTCGTACCTTTGCACGGTTCTTTTCGTTGTACCGAAGTCTCACAATCAAACGTGGTTGCGGATCCGGTTTTCGTGCATCTTTGCCTTGCCCCGCTGCATAAACCGGCACAGTTTGCCTGCCAGACTTCTCCCACCGGACAATGCGAACCTGGCCGGACTCACGCAAATTTTTGATGTGGTGACGTGTTGTGCTTCTTGTAATTTTCAAGCGGCTTGCTAACTGCGAACTTGTGAGTTCGTACTTTGTGAGCAATTCAAGTGCTTTCATTTTTCGCCACCGTTCAAAACCTCACGCGCCCATTTAATTGCTATCGGGTGGAACTTATGCTGTTCGTGCATTACATTTCTCGCCCAATCTTTTCCGTCTCCCATAGTTGGCGGTTTGTACCGGTACAACTCAGTGATGCGTTTAATGTCCTCATGATTCTTGTGTGGCGTGTTCAGATTTTGAATCGTGTGAAGTGCTTCCTGATGCATTACAGACCCTGCAGCCAGTGATAGCGTCAATGCCGATACTTGTTTCATAGTTCCCCCTTCAATGCCAGCCATGCCCGTTTAAGGCGGTTTGTAACGAATGGCTGGTCCAGTTGTTTGAGAATCCAACCCCCGCGAACTTCATAAAGCGGAACAGGGTCGGACATAAAAACACGGTCATACCATTTGTGAGCCTCGTCGATGAATGCAACGCATTTTTCACGGTCTGGGCTGCAAAATACGGTGTGCATGTAAGTCGGTGCCAGCCGATGAACAACCCAAACAGTCGGCTCCATCTTTTGATTGAACGGATTCACTTGCTCACCTCAGAATCAAACCGAGGTAAATAATCACTGCAAACAGTGCGCCAAAAAGACCTCCGGACACAACTGGGTGTCTGTCAAACCAGTTTTCATCGCTTGGCAGTTGTTCGTATGGGAAAACCCTGCGCATTGCCAGATTAGACAGTTGTGACTTGCTACGATTAAACATTTTTACCCCCGTTCGTTTGTTTAGTCTTGTGACCAACCTCAAGAAGCAAAGCTAACAATTCTCCGTTTGGCATTGCCTTTACCCGCTGAATCTTTACATCAAGCTCAATCAATTCAGCCTGAGCAATTAAATCGGTTGCTGCCTCTCGCATCGTCATGGCGATTGAAAGCATTTTTTCTCGTCCATCATTTCTCCGTTGTGTGTTGTGCTGCGATGTGTGAATAATAACACGAAACGTGAACTGTGTGTCAAGTGGTGTTCACTTGTTTGGGTCTGCTTTTATAAAGTTCTCTGCCCCCTGCCACGGCGAACCTTTGAACAAGTGGGCAAACGGGTTTTCTGGTATGTGCTGTTCTACAGGTTTGTGACGGAAGTATTTGACCTCTGCATCTGGGTCGTGAACCCAATAGGTTTTGATGGTCAATCCTCTGAATGGCTGTGTATCCGCCATGATAGAGTTGCTGAGTTCCATTTTTCGTAGTACGTCTGAGAGCATTTTTTTAGAAATGCCTGTCGCTTCGGATATCTCTGCTGCGGTCATCTTGCGATGTTTTTTTAGTGCGTCCAGAACCAGTTCGTGGCGCAGTTTCATTGGCTTAGTCGACCACAAAAAGCCTCCAAATCCTAGTTTGTCGCCTCGGTAAACCATGCAGTCATTCAACATTGCGTTGAGATACTGCAGTACTGTGTCACGGTTCAACCCAGTGCCTTCCGAGATTTGTAGCGACGTGGCCTGCCCTGTTTTTTCCAAAAATTCTAAAATTTGTGTTTGTGTGCTCATTTTTATGCGCCCAGACTGACCTGGGCGACCTCCATTTATTTGTATTGGATAAAAGTTAAAAAACTGAATAGATAAACGGCTTCAAGTCTGGTTCCTTCCAGCCTTCGGGCTTTACTACCTTTCCGTTGTCATCACGCACCGCAACACCGTCAGGAAATTTTGCAAGGTTTGCCCTGCTAACCTCTGCTGCTGCCCCTTCGACGTTTGCTCCCTGACAAAATGCGCCTCCGATTGCAACCCACGCTAAATCAATATCAGCATCAAGCAATTTCTCCTTGTCTGCCCTCTGAACCATCACATCAAACAGGCCTTTTTTGAAGCTGGCGCTGGTTTCGTGCAGAAGGCTAACTGCAGGGCTTGCAGAATGGAAACCGCAGGCTTCTAGCTTCTCTTTCATTTCTTCTAATTGCAGACCGATGTAAAGGGCGGTCTGGCGTGTGTTAAATCCATCGCTGTCCAGTTGCCCCGCGATGGTCATAAACTTTTGTACGTCTGAAAAAAATTGATTCATTTTTGTTAGCCTGTTGAATGCCGGCTTTCGCCGGCGGGTTGTTTACCTGTTTGCTGCTGCTCGGATTTTTGCTTCGATGCTGTCTACATACGCCAGGAATTTGCGTGTTTTCTGGTCAATGTCTGCCATTTCTGATTCGTCACGCTCAAATCGAGTTACGAATAGGTCAAGACCTGATCTGCTCAGTCGAGGGTCATAAACACCGATATCGACCCATTGCAGACCACAGATATACATCTGAAACTTGCACTGTTGTTCGTATTCCGACACATCGCCAGTTGCCCAGATTTCAGCTACTTTGGTTTGGCTGAACGGGCATTTAATTTCCAATGCGCCGATGGGCTTGCCGTTGTCATCACAGATGAGCCTATCGGGGCTACAACCGGCCGACAGTTCACCGTGAAATACAAACCCGACACTGGTAAGGATTTGACCTGTACGAACCTCATACGCATCAGCAGCAAGTGATTCATTGTCTTTGCCCCACTGTGTGGCTGTGTTGCCGACGAAGTTATCGCACAGGCTTCCGGTAATACGTTCCAAGGCCAGTTTGTGCGCTAGCGTTTTACCTGCTGCTGTCATCGAGCCATCTTTTTTGACGGACAGAAAATCAGCCGCATTGGAGGCCGACAGAACTCCGGTGCGGATAGCAAGCCATTCTGCTGAGCCTTGTTCAACATTGATGATTTTCATGGTTGATTACTCCCCGAAGAAATCGCTGACGGTTTTATCCATGTCGGAAAAGAACTGTTTTGTTTCTGGGCTGGCCTCGACCGGTTCTGCTTCGATGGTCCTGTCTTTGTCAGCCTGCATTGCAATGGCTTTCCGTCGGTTGTGCGCCTCGGTGCCGTATGCTTTGCGCTGTGCTGGCGTGAGTTCTTTCCAAAATGCCTGATATGCTTGAACACCCTTTGATGCAGCATCATCAGCAGGGATACGCATTTCTTCGGTTTCCTGAGCGATTTGCTCATTGCCGAGTGCGTCAATTTCCTTGACCATCTGCTGATTTACAGATTCGGCGATGCGGTCGGCTTCGTCTGCGTCATAGATACCTGCGAAACCAAAAGCAAGACGGGCACACTGAATCAGTGCCTTGTGTCGCAGCATACGCTTTGGGTGTGACTGCCACGGTTGTGCGTTGCGTTTGCACTCGCTCATGTATTCGGTGACAGTGGTCGGGTGACTGCGGTCTTTGCGGTACATAATGCAGGTACAGGATTCATCGTCCTGCCGAAATTCCATTCCGTCGAACTGTGGGTGCTGATTGATGATTCGTGCCCAGCCATCGACCGATACAACAGGCACAATACCTGCGTTACGGTCTGGGAAAGCGTAAATCTCTTTTGTCCAAGGGTTGAGGCCGTATTGATTAGAAACAATCAGAAGCGCGGCCAGTTGTGAATCTGATACCTGACCTTTGAAGGCTGTCGATTTCAATGTGGTGACCAATTCATCGCCGGTTCCGGTCAGGCCGAGTGAATCTGCAAGTTTGTTTGCTTGGGCTACTACGATGTTGCTCATAAATCCTCCGATAAAGGGCGCATGGTGCGCCCGTGTGGTTGGTTAGAATGGAATGTCGTCGAAGCAGTACGGGTCTTTGGCAAACTCTTTTTCTGCCCTCAATTCAGCAATAAAAAGAATTGTGTTCGCCAGTTCCTTGTGAATAGCTTCATGCAATTTCTGAGAATCGCCAGCAATGTGGAGTCGAATCATCTTTTCGGCAAAGTCTGAGTCGAAGTATTCCGCAACGTCAGAAACGGTTTCGTCATCAAGGCTTTTGATTGAAGCTGTGATGCTT